GGCACATCTTCTGGACTAACTATGTGTGCTTTCAAAAGTCTATCCTGTATGTGGCTTGTATTTTATCTTCTGAGTATCTTAAATTATACCCAGCAGACTGTAATCCTAATTCGTAACCGTTGTCATTTACCTGTAATTGGAATGTCGGCTTTCTGTTTAACACGGCGAAGAGGGTTACAATTCCTATTCCAGTAACGATCAACTCTTTTTCGTTCTCCTGATACCACTTTTTCTTTTTTCTTTTCTGCCAATTTAAAGTTTCGCAGGAAGACGATCCTCTTCCNTTTCCCGTTCCGACAACTCCNGCATAAGAACAAGCAATGTCGCCAAATCTTTTTGCCTCCGCACTNGTTCCTNNAAGGTTGTACTCAGATACGACAACTGGTTTTCCAAACCTAAGAGCGTTTTCAATTTGCTGTCTGAACTGCTGTTCATTAAGATCAAATCCTGTCTGAAGGTATATTATATCTGCATCTTTTATGTACTCTTGTTTTACACCGGGAGTCAGGTGTACCCCTATAGGCTTGTCAGTTTTCTTTCTTAACTCTGCTATTAACGTAGATACATCTGAAGGTGTATAATACTCGTCGCACTCAAGACAAACCACATAATGGCCAACAATATCATCAACCTCAGAAACAACTTTGCTTTGGTAATCAATCTGGTTCTTTAACCCTTTGTCATATACGTCCTTACTGTCATCGCTAATCATCCATACTACGGCTTGTATACCGCTATCACGCAACCTATTAATACGACTGCGCCAAACATTCCTATCAACTCCATCAACTACTCCAAAATCCCTTGCTGTACTTCTAGCCATTATATCCGCGTAAGTATCCCCTTGAATCCTACTTATAACCCTGTCTCTCCAGTTATCATCTAAGTCATTCGACAGCCAAGANAGGGTAGAGTATGGGGAAATAAACCTTCCTTCAGGCTTGCCTATTAAAAAGGTAGAGCGATAGTCTGCGTTAGAGTTTTGTCCAAGCGGAGCCAATGTAAGCATAAATGCCNCGACCACNGCCGGGATTCCAATCTGAGCCATCCGCATATCTTATATCACCATTTCTGGGTTTATCAGGTTCTTCATGTAGTTCTTCTAGTCTTAGNGCTGATACATTAAATAGTATATCNCCTAACTTCTTTAGTTCTCGTATAACAAACTCGCCAAGGTATTCGGGGTTTTCGGGGAGTTGATCCGGGCTGGTAGAATGTTACACTCTTTACCTTTCTGTCTGTGTAAGTATTGTATCCCATTAGTAAGACCTACTTCCTCTTCGTCCTGAGTTCTGGACTTCAAACTCAAGCCCTTCTAACCTCCACTGAGAGTCGTTATCTGACTCAATCCTTAGGCCATACAGTTTGCCAGAAGCCCTGCAGGATACCTTAGACTGCGTATCTAAGGGTTAAACTGTATTGGCCCTTCCCAAGATACAGCCTCTTCAGTAGACATTTGAGTGCCTATATAGAAATCAACTGTATCACTTTTGTCTATAGTCATCTTGGGCCATATAGCCTTAATGTGTTTGACTGAAGACTGGTCTGGGTTATTCTGCTCATCCATTGCGTACCCAATACGCTCAATGTAGGAGTTCATGTTAACTCCGTCAGCCTGATAACCTACCCTATCCCTGTATACTTTTGTATTAGTTGGGGAGGCAAAGACAAGAACATTCTCAACTGTATTCCAGTTAGAAGCCCAATGCCCTGTAACGGTAGTCCATGTAGGAGTTGCCGCCGCCCAAGTTGTTAAAGCGGTTTCGTCTTGAATAGTACCGTATGCAATGTGCCCAAGGTCTGGTATATCTCTCAAGGAGAAAGCATCATTAACCCAATTCCATACTAACGCTTTATCACACTGTCCTGATTGATTGTCAGCAGAGGGGAAACAGGCTAAGACTTCAGACCTGTTGTAGTCAGTAACACAGAACGATTTCTTATACTGATCGCCATCAATATAAGAGAAGATATAATCTCTCATCTTGTGCGGAAGAATACTTTTTATTCTCTGTCCGTCATTGATGTATATGTCACCATTGCCAAATATGAAATGACCGCCATCAAACTCAGTAATACAGTTCTTGGCCAACGCTCCAACCGTAGGAGATAGTTGTCTAAATGCAAATATAAAAGGAGTTCCCACATACGTCATTGCGTAGGTTGAGTCTTCCTTGTAGATCATAAAGGTATCTTGTAGAGGTAGGCCGTCTAGTATAGCCCCCTTTGTATCCTCTAAAGAATATTCACCCGCGTCAACCGTAGCACTATTTTCATCCCATGAGGTTGGGACAGCGTTAATAGCGGCTTCTGTAGACCACTTGACTACTCTTGAGTTAGGTACTGAAGACTTCTCTACGTTAAGGGCTATCAGAAAGGATCGAAATGATCTTAGAGATTTGCACTCTACATTTGCAGGCCAGTTAGACAAGTCTTGCATCTTGTTAGATACAGACGGTACACCAGATGTAAGAGGCCATTCCTGCGGGTCATCTACAAAGTTGGTCATTACAAGCACGCCGCCGATTACTGTGTGCGTCCAATTCTCTGCCGCTGTAGCGTTGTAGTCTCCGCTGGTTCTTGTTATATCTGTCCAAGTAGTGCCGTTGTGAACGTGTATCTTAGTAAGTCCCGCTACTACCCAATACTCTGCTGTACCAGCCTTTAACTGAGTTATGTAGTACGGCGCTACAGGACAAGTCTCTATAACAGATGAGTACCCCGGCGATTTAATAATCGCACCATGCTCTACTCGTATGTTATTACCATCTGACCAAGCATTAGGTGGCAATTGGAAAGGCGCAATATCCTTTACAATACCTACTTGACCAAGATTGTCAACGGGAATCAAAGCCATTAAAGATACCTATACATTAGGCGCAGTAGGCCACTCCACCGCACTCACATCGTCAGCAGTTCTTAACCCTGCCGGGAGATCACGCAAGGTTTTGCGGTAATCACGCCATGCGGTGTCATCTTCCGTGGTTAGCGCCACATCTGCTACCTGAGTCCAGTCACTCGCGGAAAGCATTTGATTCCGGCGACCTCGCAGTTCTGCAATGGCACGATCAAACGCACCCGCTTGCCATGCCGCTTCTTCCGCTTCGCGTTGTGATATTTCTTCAGCCGTTAGTTCTACGCGCTGACCATTTACTATTTTGTGCATTTAACTTACTCCAAACATATATATGTTGCCGGTAATAGTTCCACTATTAAATTTAAAGGACACTTCTGTAATTGCTGTTGTAGTGTTTATATAGCCAGAAACAAAGTTATCAAGAGTTCTTGGTGAACTAGAAAAGTATTCATTACTTCTAGCATAGAAATGTTTTACTCTCGTTGTGGAAGCAGGGTTGAATAGATTAAGTACACCAGCACAAGTAGCGTCTGCATCTCCACCAGTTGCTCTTGTCAATTTTTGGTAAGCAGTTCCTTGCGCTTGGTCATCACCTGTTTCGTATTGAAGTGAACCAGTTCCCGTTTCCGTGTGGTCTGCATCAAAAAATGTCGTAGTCATTGTTTCGTTGAAACCTGATCCACCAGAGGCATTAACTTGAAAAGAAAATGGTTGGGTTGCGACTGATGGGAACATATCAACATAATAAAAAACATACTCATCGTAGGTGGAGTCGATGCCACTGGTAAAGTCAACACTAGAAGCGCCTGAAGGTGAGGCTGATGAAATAAGAGTTAGTTTTCCGCTCATGATGCCACCAGTCCATATTGCTTTATTACACCGTCAAAGTTGCCGCTAGACATCAACATTTTGCATTTATCTAATGCGCTAGTTGTATTGAAATATCCCGCAACAAAATTGTTAATTGAATAACCTCCATACTCAAATTGATTAGAGGTTGAATAAAAATGTTTTACATAGGTTGTGCTTGTCGGGTTGAACAGCAATAACTCTCCCGCCGCACATTCATCTGCGCCGTTACCGATACCTCCACAAAGAATTTGGTTGCTTGTTGATTGCGCTAAGTCATAAGATGCAACATATTCCAAACCGGCAGATGAATCATTTTCTAAATGTTTTGACCAAAAAAATGTTGTTGTTTTTGTTGTGCCGTAAGAACTTGAAACAGAGCAATCAAAAACNAGATTTGCACCATTTGTCGCCGGATTCACATCAATAAACACAAACTTAAATATCTTGTAACCCGTCAGGCTAGTGAACTCGACACTGCTTGCGCCAGATGCTGTGGAGGTATTGAGTAGTTTCCAGTCGCTCATTTGATACCCCACATCTTGATGGTTCCTTCTATGTTTCCACTAGTAATGTAAAATTTTATTGCGTTAATTGCAGAAGTTGTATTGATATACCCAGCGGGGTAAGTCTCGTAAGCGGCGGCTAAGTAAAGATTCCAACTAAATCTAGAAGTGAAATGCTTCACATAGGTTGTGCTTGCAGGGTTGTACAGTATTAACTCTCCGGTAAG